GATGGTGCGCGTGGGGTTGCGCTGAAGGTAGTCTTCGAGTTGGACGGATAGATGGCTCATGCGTCCAGCTTGGTGCATTAAATCATTGTTTACAACAATTTTTTGATGCGGGAGGGTGTGCGGGCTTTTGAGTTTGGGCGCGGGGCTTTTTAGCTCCGGGGGGTGTGTGTGGAGGGGTTTGAGGCCGTGGATCCTCGGTGCTTTGGCTGGGGACTGCGGCGGGGCTGGGAACGGCTAAAATGGCGGACTGGAGGGCGTCGGCGAGGCTGAGGCGGTGGGCCCGGGCGTAGGCGAGGAGGTGGGCGTGGGCGGTGGCGCTGACGCGGGGGAGCGTGGTGCGGCGGGGCTCGATGAGGGCGGGACGGCCGCGGCTGCGCTTGCGGGCGGTGGTTTGGGTGCTAGGCTGGGGCTGCATGGCGTGCGGTGAAAGCTGGCGCTGTTTGTGATGAGCCCCCGGCGATTTGCGGTCGCCGGGGGCTTTGTGTGTTAGTTGGCTCAGAGGGCGTGTCGTCCTTCGGAGTTTTCCAAGGGGCGTCCGCCTTTTGCGCCGTTCGCTTTTGCGGCGGCGCTTTTGGCTTTGGAGCGTTGGCCCCCCATGAGAGAGCAAACGTTGATTTTGTGACCGCAGTTCATTTGATGCGGGTCATGTTGTTTTTGATCGCGAGGCTTTGCGTCTCATACACTTCGTCAGCTTGGTCCTGGAGGCACTCTAGGCCGTCAAGGTCTTCGACATCTCCTGTTTCCGTGACGTTGTAGCCAGTGTCATCGTCCTGACATTGAGCGAGTTCGTATTTGGTGCCGTGAGCATTTGTTTCGAGGATGAGGACTGTTTTCATATTTGGGTGAGTTGAGTTTGCGGTGCAATGCTCGGGGTGAGCATGTGGGAGCTTAATGCGTGATTTATTGCGTGCAACAATTATTTGTCGAAATGTTTGACGGTGACGTTGTTGACCTGGTTGACGTTGTTGACGGGTTAAAGATCCCAATGAATGCCGCGCGTGCCGTAGTAGGAGGCTGCGGCGGCTTCGCCTTCTTTGCTGGCGGTGGCGTTTCCGCACGGGGTGCAGACTCCATAACCGGTGTCTCTGTTCCACCATTGGCGGCCTGTGGTGCGCTGCCCGCAGCAACAACAACTGAGGTTGCGCGCTGGACGAACGGGGGCCGCGCTTTGACGGCGGAAAATGGTCGCGAGATCGGGCAGGAGGTAATCGCCGCTAGGCTGTAAGCGCGGGCGGTGGGCAAGGCCGCGACTGCGGGCGGCGCGCAGAAGATAAGCAACGCGGGCACGCGGCACATCGTGTGCGCGCTGCTCGCTGTGATAAACGAGGCTGAATGCGGCTTTGATGCGGACGGGCTGGGCGTGGCCTTTGGCGTCAAGGCGAAGGGCTGAGCCTGGATTTTCTTCGGCGGCGCGAAGCAGTTCGTTTTCAGTTTCGCGATCAAAAGGACGGTTCATAAATTGGGAAGTGGTAAAAGGTTGCCCGCGTGAAGGATGCGCGGCCCCCGTGTTTGTTATTCCATGTCTTTTGTCTGGCACTCTTCGCACCACTGGCCCCCGCCTTGCAGCATGGAGAGTGGGAAGCTCTCGCCACATTCGCGGCATTTGCATTTGATCTGGGAAAGCCAGCGGTCTTTGCCGGTGCAGAGGCCCGCAATCTCTGCGGGGATAACATGGCCGGTGGCGAGCTTTACAAAGCGATAGCCAGCGTCGTTTTTGATGATTTTGAAGGCGGGAATGGTGGCAGTTGTCATGATGATTAAAGTTTGAAGTTTGCCCGCGTGAAGGATGCGCGGCCCCCGTGTTCGTTTTAAGCGGTGGCGGTTTCGGTGGTGGCGTCGTCATAGGTGATGCCGAGGATGTAATCGGCGGCGCGTGCGGCTTTGCCGGCTGCCCAGATCAGGGCTTTGGCGTCTTCCTGAAGGGCGGAGAGCCAGCCCTGAATGTAAGAGGCTTGATTTTCGACTACGGGTGCGCTGATGCCGGCATGGGCGCAGAGGTTTGCGGCGGTGAGCTCGGCGACGAGCTCTTCGCGGGAATAGGTTTCGCTGCCGAAATTGGCGGCTTTGGTGAGCGTTTCGCGATCGAGGCGGCTGTGGTGGCCGGTGGCGTGGCCGAGCTCGTGAAACAGCGTGGAGTAAAAACCGGCCTGCGATTTGAAGGCGTGGCGGTCGGTCATGTGCACGCTGTCGGTGCTGGGGCGATAGTAGCAGCGGCCGCGGCCGTCTTCGCGGATGGCGGGTGCGTGTGGCATGCTGGAAACGATGCGCTCGCACTCGGCGATGGGCTCAAAAGGGCGGACGGCTGGCGTGGGCAGCTCCGGGAGGCCTTCGCATTGCTCAACGTTGAAGACGTAGTAATGGCGAAGCATGGGCACGATTTTGTGTTTGCCGGTGGTGGCGTCGGTTTTGTCGGTTTTAAAGAACTTCCAGAACACGACCAGGTGACCGCGCTCGCCTTTGCGGACCTGGCCGCCGAGTTCTTTGGCTTTGGCGAACGTGACGAACACGGGCTGTTTATAGGCGACGCTGGAGAGCATGAGCCAGTTGATGCCGCGATACGGGCGGCCGTCCCAGTTTCGCGGTGTGTCGCTGGTGGCGGTCCAGTCGCGTTTCCATGGGCAAACGCCGGCTTTGAGGCTGGCAATGATGCGGTCGGTGACTTCCTGGTAGAGGTCGCGCTGGGCGGCTTTAGGTGAGGTGGTGGTGGTGTTTGTTGTCATGGGTAGTGCTGTTTGTGATGTGGTTTAAGGTTCGCGTTTGCGGCGCGGTGCTCGGTGATGAGCACGAGGGGAGATTAATGCGGGAATTGTTGCGTGCAAGTATTAATTGCGGGAAAATGTTGTTTGCGTCTTTTTGGTTGACTATGGGGTAACCTGTGTAATTCTTCGGCGTATCCGTTTTCTCAACGTTATGCCGAACGATGACACTCCGCCCCCGACGCCGCCCGATTTGATCGTGCTGGAAGCCCTCAAGGAAACCTGCGAGCAGGTGCGCCGCCACAATAGCAATCCGGAGGTAGCGAAGGCTGCGCTCCAATGGGAGACGCGCTTTGCCGCGAGCATGAAGAAGCACGAAACGGGAGGCGCTGGCCGCGAGGTGGCGACGACGGCGTGATTTCGGACCTGCAACAACGCATTTCCGCTGCGCTGCGCAAGGGCAGGCAGCAGGTTGAGGCCACGGGCGCGGCTCCGCTGGGGAGTGTGAGCCGCGCCCCGGTGGCCCGGGCTTACGAGGTCCGAGAGTCGTGCGATGGTGTGCGGCGCTCTTTTTTGCTGTGGCATCCCCTCAAGCAAGGAGGTCGGCCATGATCGCGGCGGCTTTTTTTGTGCTGACTCTGCTGGTTATCTGGCTGGGCGCGGCTGCTGTGGCGGCTCTGGCGCTGCCGGTGCGCGATTGGCGCGCGGAGGATTTCGAGCTGCGCGAATACGCGCACTGGAAGCTGGAAGGTGAGGGCCGCGGCGAGGCCGACGGCAAGTGATCGGGCGGGCTTTTTCTTTTTTTGACTCCTACCATGTCGAAGCGTGCTCTTTCCACTCCTACCGCGGCGGCGGTGCTCCAGAACGGGCGCTGGTCGGCCGCTGAGGTGTCGACGCTGCTCGATGTGCCGGTGTCGCTGGTGGAGCGCTGGGCGCAGACCGGCCTGGTCCCGGGGTGCTCAGTGGTGGCAGGCCGCTGGATGCTGCCGGGGCGCTCTCTTTTTCTTTTTTTGGGCCGACGCATTGAGCCGCACTACTCTATCGAGACAGTGGCAACGCTGTTGGATCGGCCGGTGAACACGGTGCGCGATTGGCTGCGGCTGGGTCGGCTGTCGAGCGTGAAGCTCGGGCTGGCGCGGTCATCGGCCTGCCTGGTGCCGGAAAGCGCGGTGATCAAGCTACTGCGAGGCGAAGGAGGTCCGGCATGACTGCGGCGCTAAATGTGGTGCAATCTGGCGGCTGCAATGTGTGTGTGGCTGATGCTGCGCTGGCCGGTCCGGCTGCGCAGATGGATTGTGTGGCGGGGGAAGTTTCGGCAATGGGCGCGGCGGTCGCGACGGTGGCCGCTGGGCCGGATCGGGTGCCTGGCGCGGGTGCCGAGACGGCTTCAGCGGATGCGGAATCCGCTGTGGATTTCGGTTTTCCCTGCGTAAATGCGGCCTCGACTGCACCATGTCACACTTATTGCCACACTTCGACCGGGCAGGGTGCTGACCTGGGCGGCGCGGTCGCGGTGGTTTTGACCGCGGGGGGGCGGGGGTCGGTCGCGACGACGGCCGGCGTCCCTATAATCGGATTCGAGGTCACAGAAAATTTTGTCAATGTCCATGCCGCCGCGTTCACCGATGCAGGCCAGTTGCTGGCGCGCGAGATCCGCACCGGGGCTATCGTGCTGGTGCAGGTAGCGGCTGGGCTGGATTGCTCGACGCTTGCGCTTCCGGCTGTTTTGGCCTGCCGCAAAAAAAAGGGCGGCGCGCTGGTGTTTGAAGGACCGGTGCCGGAGTGGAAATGCCCGCAGTGCTGGCTTGCCCAGCCGCGCGATTGCATGGAGCAGCCTTGTGGCTGGCAGGACAAACCCAAAAAAAAGGGGGGCGCGGCATGAGCACGGCCACCGTCAGCCTTTGGGACACCGCACCGGCCACCGCGGCCGTGCGTGAGCGTCCCGTGCACGAGCTGCTGCACCAGCGCTCCAAGCTGGACGAATGGAGCGAGCAGATCCGCGTCATCCGCGATTTGCTGCCCGATCCCGATGTGAGCCCGACTGAGCGCTTGGCGCTCAGCATGGAGCTCGCCGTCGCCAAATGCGGCGCACTGGCCTGTGCCAACGCCATCACCGCCTGCGAGGAGCGCATGCGCCAGCAGCACGCCCGCATGCAGCGCACCCATGGTCATTTGCTTTGAATTTTTCCCATGAACGACAACGACTCCCCAACTGACTCCTCACCGCCTGAGTTCACCATTCAGGTGCTCCGGCACAAACCGAATGCGCAGACCCGCGTGCTTGAGCCTTGGCCCATGGCCACCATCAACATCACGCAGGCAGGCACCGTCTGCTTCTCTGGCGATGCCAGCAAAAGCTACGGCCCCATGCAGCAAGCCTTTGAGGCCACCGTCACCGCCTTTGCCCAGGCCGCGGCCAAGATCATCGAGCGGCAAATCATTGTCAAAGCCGACAAAACTCTATGAGCCATGAAACTCACCGCCTGGGTGCGCGAATCCGCCGCCAATCTCCGCGTCAAGCCGACCACGCTCTGGCGCACCCTGTATCGGCAACGGCTCCCGTGGCCGGCCATGATCAAAAAAAACCGGCGCGTGTTCGACGTGCTGGATCCGCCGCTGTTCCCGTCGTGCGTGCCATCTGGCGTGATGCCACGGGCACGCGCGTCCGCCTCACCTACGTCACCCGCGGCACCGTCGATTTCGAGAACCTCGACACCGGCGGCCATGGCGTCATGAGCCGCACTTGGCTCGAGAAACACTTCACTCCCCTGCCCTGATGCACAAGTATTGGAGACACATCGGCGATTACGCCAAGGACACTCGGCACCTCTCCATCCTGGAGCACGGCGCTTTCACCCTCATGCTAGACTGGTGCTATGCCTCCGAAAAGCCGCTGCCCGAGGATGAAAAGGTGCTTTTCCGGCTCTGTGGAGCCTTCGACAAGGCCGAACAGAAGGCCGTGCTGGCTGTTCGCGATGAATTTTTCACTCGTGAGGAGTCCGGCTGGACACAGAAACGCGTGCTCGAAGAGATCGCCGACTTCCGCGACAAGCAGGCCAAAGCCAAGAAGGCAGCGGACGAAAGCTGGAAGAGCAGGCGCAATGCGGACGCAATGCAGACGCATAGCGAACGCATCCAAAATGCAGGGTCCAATGCAATGCCTCGCGCGCACGTTCCAGCAACCAACAACCAACAACCAGCAACCAATCTACTCTTGCTCGCACCTCACGGTGCTGAGCCGACGGCCGATGATCCCGAAGGCTCCGCCGCAGCCACCCCAGAAGGTTCTGGCGAAAAAAAGAAAAGGGGGGCGGCGGTGGAAGACTTGGCCTGGGCACCGGACACGGGTTGGACGGGTTTCACGGACACGCTCATGGACGAGCTGGCGGGCGCTTACCCGGCCTGCGACATCCGGCGGCAGATGCTTGCCATGGAGCAGTGGTTGAAGGCGAACAAGGCCAAGGCTCGCAAGAGCAACTGGCGCAAGTTCGTCACCAACTGGCTCGCCAAGGAGCAGGATCGCGGTGGTGATCTGCGCGGCAAGACACCCTTCCAAGCCTTCTCGGATAGCTTTGGCGCGAAAAAAGAAGCGCCGCCGCTCACGGTGGAGCTTCCGCCGGACGGCTACGAGCAGGCCATGACCGCCCTTTGGGGTGATGGCTGGGAGGGCACCGTGCCCGGCTGGCCGCAAATGGTCGCCAGTGACAAGGCACAGATCCGCCGCTGGCTCGCTGAGCATGGGAAGGAGGCCGCATGAGTGATCAACCTGCCAAAGACCGCGCCGTGACCACCGAGGAGCGGCTGGCCAAAATCAACCGCGCCCTTCCCTTCTCCGATGAGGCAGAGAAAGGGCTGCTGTCCTGCCTCATGCAAGATCCCGAACGCATCGCCGAAGTGCGCGCCAAGCTGCCGGCCGAGGCGTTTTACCACGCGGGCAACCGCACCTTGTTCGAGGTCATGCTGGAGATGCTGGATAAAAACCTGCCGGTGGAACCGGTGTCTCTGACACACCGGCTGCGTGATCAGGAAAAGCTCGAGCGAGTGGGCGGCGCTGCGCACGTAAGCGAGCTTTACGATTTCACACCGATCGCCGCGCATTATCCGCATTACGTGCACATCATGCGTGAGAAATGGGCGCTGCGGCAGACCATTCACGCCTGCGCCGAAAGCATTGACGAGTGCTTGCATCACGGCACGGAAACGAATGACGAAGACATTACGGCCGTGGTCGGTCGCGCGGAGAGCCGCGTGTTTGAATGCGTGCAGGCGCTGCAAGCCTCCGGCGAGTATTCCACCGGCCCCGTGCATGCGCGGCGCGGCGTGATTGATTGGGTCGAGCGCACGGAGCAGACCATCGCGAATCGTGGCAAGATCATGGGCCTCGAAACCGGCATCTTGGAGCTCGATCAAACCGTGCACGGACTCGATGATGCACAGGGCGAAATTGTCGTCATCGCGGGCCGTCCCGGCCAGGGCAAGACCGCCATGGCGACCACGCTCATCCACAACCTCGCCGTCGAGCGCAACGTGCCCGGGCTCGTGTTCTCCGCCGAAATGAGCAGCGTGCAGCTCTACGACCGCATCATTCTCGGCGGTGCCAGCATCGACACCAGCAAAGCCATCACCGGCATGTTCTCCCGCGCCGATCAGGACGCCATGCAGGGGAAGGTGCGCCAGGTGCAAACCGCGCCGTTACTCATCTCCGACGGCTCCGCCATCTCCACCGCCGACATCCGCAGCCAAGTGCAAGTCGCCAAACGTCAGCACGGCATCCGCTGGATCGTCGTGGATCACCTGCACCTGATCAAAGCCGTCAGCAAGCGCGGCCTCAAAGACGAGCGCGAGGCACTGGTCGAGGTCATGGAGACGCTGCAATTCGTCAAAAAGTTCTACAAGCTCACCGTGCTGCTTATGGTGCAGCTCAACCGCGAAACCGACCGCAACGCAGGCAAGCCGCCCGTGCTCGCCGATCTGAGCGGCAGCGCCGCCATTGAGTGGTATGCCGATCACGTTTGGATGCTGCATCGCGACCCGTATTTCTTCGGCTGGCACACGCTCAGCGAGGAGAAGAAGAAAGGCTGGGCCGATGCCGTCGAGCCGCGTCGCGAGCGCAACCCGCAATGCTGGAGCAGCGGCGGCAAATACGGCGAGGAAGACGGCGGCTGGCCTCGCGAGGACTACGAGCAGGACGCCAAAATCTACGTTCGCAAGAATCGCCGCGGCCCCACGCCCGAGCTCCATGTGCGCTTCGAGGACTGGCGCACCTGGTTCAGCAGTCGCATGCCCAAGCTGAACAGCACCGACTGGCGCGACTGGCAATTCGGCAGCTACGCCGTGCCCAAGAAAGAGCCCCGCAGCAAACCCTCCGGCAAATCCAAACGCACCGACGACGGCTGGGACGCCGATTTCAAAGATTGATTCACCCACAACCCAAACACGACACCGACACACACCATGACTGCCTCCGAAATCCAACACCGATTCACCGATCTCCTTGTCGAGCATTTGAAATGCCGCGCGGATGATGTGGTGGCAGATGCCATGCTCAACAATTTAGGCGCAGACTCGCTCGATAAAGTCGAAATCGTCATGTTTTGCGAGAGCGAATTTGGAATCGACATCTCAGACAACGCTGCTGCCAAAATGGAGACGGTGCTTGATTTCGTGAAGCACATCCACGCCGAGCTTAATCCCGCGCCGCCTCCTGTTCAGAAGTAACACGCCAAACAGCACACCGACACACACCATGCCCAACAAACTCAACGCCTACATCGACCTTGCCAAGCTGCAAGGTGCCTATCGTCTGCGCCTCAAAGGCAAAGACTGCATCGTGATCAACCTCGACGAAGCACGCGCCAAGCCTTCGCCCAAAAATGCAGAACGGGTTTATCTCTCGCTTTCGCTGGTGCCGAATCGCGATGGCAAAGACGATTTTGGAAACACCCACTGGATCTGCGAGCCCACAACAAAAGACGAACGCGAAAGCGCCAATCCGCCCAAGTTTCCGATTCTCGGCAATGCCCGCGAATATGACGACCACGGCGGCGGCCAGCGCACCGCCCGCCCCGCCGCAGGCTCGCCCGTGACCAGCGGCAGCGATGCGCCCATGACCGACGGCATGGAGGACGATGACATTCCGTTTTGAACCGTGAAGGGAAATGCACGCCAACGACCAGGACCAGACAACCCTGGGGCATAACCACGAAAGACACTCACCAGCCTCAAATACATGACCGAAGAAACCGACTCTCAAACTCCGACAAACCGACCCACTGGGTTGCCTGCATCCGCTGGTTCTGCTTTCGTGGTCAAGCAGTTTGTTGAATGTCCAAACTGCGGCAAACTCTGGCTTTACGACGGTCACGCTGCTGATGTGTGCTGCGGCGGATGCAGCCACAACTTTTATGTGCCACCGGACGCAATGACTCGCCGCTTGCACAAATGCGAATCTGTCTTGCGCTCAGTGGTGAAAAACGTGCCAATCATGGCAGCGGGCTTTGGAGGCACCTTGCTGCACTCGAAGTGCGTCGCGCTAGTCGGTGAGCAGAACCGTCGAAAATCAGGCGACGGCGAGCGCCAAGCCTGATTTGCACGACAGATGATCTTCGAGCCGCGGCCTGCATTTTCTTTGTTCAGCGTCAAAGTCCAAACATCAACCTTATCACATTATGACCCCCGAAAACTTTTGTTATTGGCTGCAAGGCTTGTTTGAGGTGCAAACCCCCCGAGCATTGACCGAGGCACAAACCGCCGTGGTGAAGGAACACCTTCAAACGGTATTCAATAAACGCACAAAGAAGACCGTCGAGCGCACTGAATCGCTCCCGGCTCAGTCGCCTCCAACGCGGGGTGGCCGCATATGCTGAACGGTAATTATTCCAACCACCATTCCGCATAATACCCGCAAAACCGGAAACATCCCCATTACCCCATGATCTCACCCGACACCCAGCTTGTCATTGAAGCTCTGCATGCAGGGCAAGAGGCGCATCCGGTGATTGAGCCGTTGGCGCTGGATGAGTTGCTGGTGCTGGGCGAGGAAGGCGCGGCGGAGGCGGTGGCGGCGCGGGCGGATGCGATTCGCGAGATGGCGGAGCAACCGCTGGATCAGGGCTGGGTGCCGCAGGATTGGTGGCTGTTCTTGTTGGAGCTGTGCCGGAAGCGTCTGGAGCATCCAGGGCGCGTTCTGGAGGTGCTGGTGAGCGGAGGGATTCGTGCGGGCAAAACGCATGTGGCGGCCTCGCTGGCGGTGCAGCATTGGAAGCATGCGCAGAAGGCCACGGTGTTCTGCATGAGCCGTCGCGAGGAGGACTCGCAAAACCTTCAGCAGAAGCCCATCGAGTCCTTTCTGCCGCCCGAGGCGCTGGGCGGTGCGGCGGGCAAGATCAAGCAGGACAAGCACCAGAAGGCGAAGTTCAGCGGCGGCAAGTTCACCGACAACCAGTTCAGCCGTTACCTCATCGTCACCGGGGCCAATGGCGAGCGCTACACTGGCGGCGGCATGGTGCAGTTTCGTTTCTTCACGCAGGAACTGGAGAGCTTCCGGGGCTACGCGCTCACGTTTGTGTGGTCCGATGAAGGCATTCCCGTCGATCACGTCAAAGCGCTGAAGGATCGTCTCGCGTCGCGAGCCATCGAAACGCAGCGCGATGAGCATCGGAAGCAAATGCTGGCGCTGCAAAGCTACCTCGTGCCGCTCGCGGATGGCGTGCCCGGTGCCAAACGGCCGCATGGCGAGCTGCTCGGGGCGCTCATGCACGGCGTGCATCTCATCACCTACACGCCCGAGGAAGGCTTTACGCCGACGGTGCGCTACTTCATGCAGGGCGCGGTGAAGCCCGACAAGTTCAAGGTCATTGCCCCCGAGCTGGCGGCGAAGGGCGGCTGCAAAGATCCGCGTGTGCCCAAGATCGCGTATCCGCTGGAGCCGACCCGGTTGGTTTGTTACCTGCACACCGCCGCGAACAAATACGTCAACGTCTATCCCCAGCTCTCCAAGGACTACGCTGGAGCCGATGAGAAGACCGTCCGCATCAAGCTCTACGGCGACGCCGAGGCCGCCAGCCGCAGCGAGTTCGAGGCCGTGTGGAAACCGGAGCAGCACCTGTGCGATTGGAAAGACCTGCCTCGCGATGGCACGCTCTACGAGATCATCGACGGCGCGGAGGCCAAGCCGTTTTTCATCGGCTGGTTCATCGTCGATCCGATGGGGCGGTTCTGGCAGGCGCAGGAATGGCCGTGTGAAAGCATTGCGATCGACGACATGATGCCCGGCCCGTGGGCTGTGATGAGCGAAAAGGACCGCATGAATGGCGACGAAGGCCCGGCGCAAAAGCTGCGTCTCGGCTGGAACTTCGAGCAGTATGCCGAGCTGGTGTGGCAGATGCGGCATCGCCTGCTGGAGAAGATGAAGGAAACCGGCGGCGAGTGGCAGGGCCGCACCGTGCAGCATCCCGTGAAAAGCGGCGATGCCATCCTGTGCGCCGAGCCGTTCGAGACGTATGGCGATCCGCGTTGGAGCCAGTGGAAGAGCGGAGCCACCGGAGCGACCATCCAGCAGGAGTTCTACGACCTGCCCAATGGCTTCACCATCCTCGTGCCCGAAGGTGTGCGCGTGCAGGAAGGGCTCGCCCTCGTGCGCGATGCCTTCGCCACCACCATCCTCATGCAGCCCAAAGCCCGCGTGAACCGCGAATGCACCAACACCATTTTTGGTTTGCAGAATTTCACGATCCCCGACTACGCCGAGCAGACCAAACGCAAAGACGAAGCCTGCAAAGACCCCGTGGACGTGTGGCGCTACTTCTGCCTCGCCGGGCCGGAGCATGTGCCGCCCGCGGGTTTGGAGATCGTCAGGGGCGGGAGTTATTGAGACAATCAAACAAGGAGACAATCAGACTGTGAGCGACACACCAACAACACCAACATCCGACTACGGCGAGCCGTGGAAAGTCGGTCGCATTGATCGCCCAATGGAAGACCGCCATGGGCACGATCCACTGATGCTGCACCGCACTGCCGACGCCATGATCGCTTACCGCAATTCCACCTCGACAAAGCCATGACCACCACCCCAAAACCCACCGCTGCCGCCAAAGCGCCAAGCAAGCCCGCGTTGAAAACCTTGATCACCTGGGCGGAGGTGATGGCGCATGCGCGGCGGGCTCGGATTGGCGAGCACACGGCGCGGAAGATCATCTGCCGGCAGGACAGCCCGGCCAGAATCCTCTTGCCATCCATGGGCAATTACCGCTATGATGAGGCCGTTGTGCTGCGGGAGTTTGGGCTGCTTTGATCCATTCCTGCCCGCACGGCCATGCTCACTTCTGACCTCGAAACCGGCGAAACCTACGTCGTCGCCTCCGATGAAACGCTCGATCCCACTTGGGTGATCGACGAGATGACGCTTTCGCTCACCGATCTGGGGCCGTGGATTCAGGACATGCAGGACCATGAGCGCACCGCGCTGGCTGTTTGGGCCGGGCAGTCGCAGGATGGGCGCAAGCATGCCGCGAACTACGGCAAGAAAGTGTTCCCCTTCGAGGGCTCCGCCGATTCCCGCGTGCATCTGGCAGGCGAAGCCATCGACCAGCTCACCATGCTGGAGATGCTGGCGATCGAGAGCGCCAAGGTGCAGGTGATCGCCATGGAGGCCAGCGATGCGGCCGCTTCCAAGAAGGTTGAGACGCTGATGAAATACGAAACGCGGCAGCGCCTGCGTGCCGAGCTGTGGCGCGAGCGCAATTTCGCCCGGCAGATCAAGCACACCTGGGGCCATGCCGTGATGCACGTCGGCTGGGAGCAGCGCATGGGCACGGCGCAGGTCACCCTGAGCGTCGAGGATCTGGTGCAAGATCACACGCAGACCAAACTCGCCGAGGCCCGCCTGCAAGCCGCCGAGGCAGGCATGCAGCCCATCGACGCCGATGGCGAACTGCTCACACCTGAGCAGCAGCTCGCCATTGCCGATGCTGCCGAGGCCGAGCTGAACGACTTCCTGCGGGCGGAAGATGTCGCGCCCATCGTCGCGATGATCCGCCGCCGTCACCCGCTGCTCTCGCCCGTGCGGGCGCGGCGTGTGGCGCGTGAACTGCGCACCGAGGACAGCGTGACCTTCACCGCGCCGTATCGCAAACCGGGCAAGCCCTGCGTCCGCGCCTACCTGCCCGGCATTGATGTGTTTTACCCGCACTGGTGCGGACAGGTGGACCGCGCTCCGTGGGTGGCGCACGTCGAGCAATACACCGAGCCCGAGATCAAAGCCAAAGCCAAGACCGACGGCTGGAACGAGGAAGCCATCGACGCCCTGCTGGACATGGGACCGAAGCCCGTTGTCGATACCTCCGCTGTGCTCAATACCACCGCTGCCAGTGTCGAGCGCATCCTGAACGAGCCCGCCCGCGACACCTTCACCGCCCGCTATCGCAACCGCGAACAGACCTGGTATGAGGTGCTGCGCATCACCGTGCAGACCGTCGATGAGGAAGGCTATCCTGCCGTGCAGGAGCTGATCCTGCATCCGTCATTGGTCGGCAAGGATCGCCGCAAAGCGGACAAGGAACTCGTGTTCGTGAACCGCTTGCTGGATTACTACTTTGACGGCGGCTGCTACGTCGATCTGCGTCGTGAATACAAGGCACGTCCGCTGTTTGAGAGCCGCGGCGTGCCGGAAATGGTTGGCACGCATCAATACCTGCTCAAGAGCACGCGCGATGCCAGCATGGACCGCACGAGCTTTGCCACCATGCCCATTGTCAAGGTCACGGGCCGCCGTGCTGGCAGTGGTGCCCGCTGGGACTACGAGCCCGGCACGAAGCTGCCCGTCGAGTCTGGCGGCGATGCCGACTACATGCGCCCGCCGCCCTTGGATCAAGGCACGATCCTCGATGCCAACGAGATCCGCAAAGACGTGGCCAATCTGCTCGGCCTGCATCACCGCGAGATCGACGTGGCGAAGGTGCAGATGCACCAGCAATGGATCGTCGCCGGAGCCCTCATGGAAGAGCGTGAGATCCTGCGCCGCATCCTCGCGCTTGATCAGCAGTTCATGGACCCGCTCTATGTCAGCCGGGTGCTCGGCAATGGCCCGCAGCCCTTCCAGGTCACCCGCGAGGAGATCGC